ATAAACTTATTTTGTTTCCATATAAAGAATCCAAATGCTATTGCAACACATATTGGAATCCCATACTGCTCAAGGATTGTAAGAAAATCCATTATTTTTCAAGAAGCTTATATATTTTTAAACATATATATATAAAAGTAGCAACCCCTACCAATACTCTTACTGCAAGAGGCAACCACTCTACCCAACTTAATACTAATGCACCAGTTCCTGCTGTTGTTGTTTTTATACTATCTATCATTTTAATCCTTTAGGAAGCACATAACACATTGTCAAAAAGGAGGAGTTAAACAACAATTTTGATAATTGTTTCTGACTTGTTGGTTTTGTGTGCTGATTTTGCATTATATGCTTCCAATTCTTTATCAATTATATACCCTTTACAATTAGTGTTTTGTAAATCAATTTTTATACCATCTCTATTGCCATTGTTGTAGAACACATAGCAATTCTGACTTGCCCTACCACTTAAATTTAATGCCTTCTCAGAGTAATCATTAGCACCTACCATACTAGATGATCTGCCATAATTATCTCCTACTCTAGCTGAATGAACATGACCAAATATTACAAAGTCTATATTTATTCCCTTTACTGAATACCTGCCTATAATTTGGTTTATAGACTTTTCTATTCCACCTTTTATAGCACCATGACCATGTAGCATTAATAAGTTTTGACCTGCTACATTAATAACTACTTCACTAGGATCACCATCAATAAAGCTTATCTTAGTATCTTTAAATAAGTATCTTAGGCAGTTGTATATGGTGTAATCATAATTATCTGTGGCTACAGCATCACTCCAACCTAACTCTTTATTTGCTCTACCTTCATTCCCAACCACACAAGCAACTGAAACATTGAAGTCTTTATTTAAATCAACTAAAACTTGTTGCATAATGTCAACTGATAAGAAAGTAGCTTTAGCCCTGTTTGTAGCTTGGTTTAGCAGTTCATCTAACCTTCTATCAGAATTTAGTAGATCTCCTGTTAAAGCAACTACTATGCTCTTTATATTAGCCATTTTAAAGTATTTCTTAGCTTGACTAACAAAATGTTGACATCTTTGTGATGCAACTTCAAAATCATACTTGTTTCCCTTAATATCTACAAGCTCATTAAAGTGTACATCACTAAATTGTATTACACCAACTGCCTTACTTGATCCTTTATGCTTCTTAGTAACTGTGTGTAGTTTATAATTTTCAAAAAGCTGTTTTAATTCTTTGCTGTATTCTTCTACAGCATTCTCTACTCTTGCATATTCCCTGAAGGCTTTTCTTTCTACTCTATTTACATCTTGAGCCTTCTGCTTCTGTTTCTTGTATCTTACATTTTCTTTTACAAGTTCTAGTTCTTCTTCTGCTATTGGGAATACTGTTCTGCTTCTACATCTCTTACATTTATATCTTTGCTTACCATGTTCTATGCCACTCTTATGGAGCTGAACACTAAAACAATTAGGGCAGGTTAGTCTACCCTGCACTTGCCATTATATCAGATAACTTCTTTGCTCTGTTAGGTGTTTGTTTAGCCCATCTGCTATCCAACATCTCAACACTTGCATCTTTGTAATCTTTAGTTTCTACATACATAAGTGTTTTCTTGAATTTCAGTAAGCCTGAAACACCCATTTGGTAAGCCATTTCTATTAATACATCTTGTGCATCTTTTGGTAAACTGGGAAGGTATGGTAAGTTCTTTTCTAGTCTTTCAACTAATTTAGCTACCTTCCTTTCTAATATCATATCACAAATATCTTCATCAAGCTCTAGATCCTTAATAGCAAAGCCATAACCTATTGTGTCATAGCCTTCTGTGCATTTATACACTTTAGACCTATACCCTTCTGATAGTTTTATGTTTTCTATTAGTGACATTAATCTGAAGAACTTTCTCTGTAAACCATAGCAACATCATTTGCTGCTATTGTGACTGCACTCCACTTTCCATAGATTGTAGTACCAACAGGAACTTCTATGGTTGAAAGAGAATCCCATATATCAGTATCAACTGAAGTAGCACTAACAGTAGCTGTGCTATTTTTACCATCATCAGTATCACCTGTAAGTATTGTTATAGCTACATAAGTGTGTGCATTTATAGTTGCATCACCTGCTACATAATCTGCACCACCTGCACCTGTTAATATTCCTGTATTTTCTTTTGTTGGTCTACTTCTAATATGAGCATTAGCCATTACTTATCTCCTTTCTTCTTAGAAACTTTTTTAACTACTTTAGGTTTTTCTTTCTTCAATTCTCCACCATTAGCACTACATTCTGTAAATCTGTCCTCTAATGATTTAATGTCATGATTTGATTGCAATTTTATAACTGTTCCATCAGCTTTTTTAAAATATCTTTCTGCCATTTTAATTTTCTCCTATAAATAAAAGGGTGGCTTTTACACCACCCTTTAGATTATGATTTATGATACATCTGATAAGATATAAACACCAAAAGCATCTTTAATCTCTACTTGACCCCAGAAACCAACAGCAACATATTCTGTTGACCTAAAAGAAGCATTTCTTTCAGTTTCTATTCTGATTAAGCCTTCAGGTCCAATAGCTAGTCCTACTGCACCTTTAGAAAATGCAAAACCTGCTGCATCTCCACCTGAGCCAACATTTTCATCAATTTGGTCAGACCAATAGACATTAAATCCTGCAATTTTACCAACTTCACCATTAGCTAATTTAGCTTGAGAAAGTGGGTTATCTGCTTGAACACCTGCTGATGAATCAACTAATAATCCTGATAATCCCTTTGCACCCCATACTTGTTTTGGTGATAATACCAAATTATATGGAAATGGAGCACCTGCTGCTCTTAACTGCCTCATTGAGCCAAAAACATGGTCTAATGATAAAGCAGTTCCTGCACCACATTCTGTTTGTGAAAAAGCAGTTCCTAAACTAACTAAATCATCATCAAGTTTAGCTGCTACTGCATTACCAAGTATTTGTCCAACATTGCCTGTTAAATCATCAGCATTACCCATTCTTGCTAAATCAGTAACATCTGCTCTAATTACATGCTCACTAATTGTGCAATTTCTAGCAGCAGTTGCAATTTCAGTTATATCTGCTTCATCTACACCATCTGCTACTTCTGCTACACTACTAGAAGCTATTTTTGTATAATCAGGGAATCCAACTGTGATAGCACCTTTAACTGCTTGTTTTGTTGTTACTAAAGGTAGCATTACATTGGTGTGATTAAATGCAATTACTGCATCACCTATTATTTTTCCTAATCCACCTGCTGCTACACCTGTATCTGTTTCATTTGCCATGATACTTACTCCTTACTCTCACTCTATCTATCAACTGCTTGTTAGCCTTCAAGTAAAGTGTCCCTAGTGGGAATTTAATTTAAAATTAACTTTTGTAAGGTTTTTTAAGTTTTCCTTCTCCCCAACCACTAAAAGTTCCAATTGATTTATCATCAATAGACTTTCCATTTTGCTTAGAGTTTGCTCTATCCTCTATCTCATCTATATATGAATCAAAGCTAATAGGTTGTCCTTTGTATTTAACTTTAGGATTTCCTTCAACATCAACTTTAAGTTTCATATCACCTTTAGGGTCATAATCTACTCCAAGTAATTCACTATGCTTTTTATTCACTATAGCCAATCTTGATTCCTGAGCCTGCTACAGAATTATTCTCTTTTTGATAGCCTTCAGGGTCTTTAGTTGCCCATTCAGCATAAGAAGAATATCCACCAAACTCACCAACAGGTTGCTGGTTAGATGCTCTGCTTGTATTGGTTGGTAAAGAACTTGTCTTATTTACCTTACTTACATACAACTCTAATTTTTCAAGAGATAAATCCCCTGCAATAGATTTGTCAGAATCATCAGTTAATTGCTCCATAAGAGTTGACCTCTTATTTGTTTTATATTCACCCCATGCCTTTACATCCACTTGGGCTTTTTCAAGTTTAAGGTTAGCCTCATCAAGAAGTGTCTTATATTCACCTTGCTTCTCTAACTGCTTCTGCCTATTTGCTTCTTGGTCACCTTTTATCTTGTCTAATTGAGCCTGTAATTCTTGATTTTGAGTAACTGAATCTTT